TCACGACAGGCTGATGAGATGGGTCTCGCAAACTTTGTTATTACTGGCGGCGAGCCTCTTATCATGAAAGAGTTCGATGAACTTATTGAGGCTATTGACCCGTCAAAGTTTTATCTTGTTAGCGATTCAAACGGATGGAACCTAGATTATAAGAAAGCGGTTCATCTCAAAAAGATTGGGCTAGACAAAGTTCAACTTAGTCTAGATGGGATCACAGCGGAAGCCCACGATACATTTAGACGAAAACCCGGCGCTTTTCGGAATGCAATGCGCGCAATCGACGCCTGCAAGGAAGCAGGCCTTCACATTATTCTTTCTACTGTAATCTGGAAAGACCGTATTTATACAGATGAATGGGTAAAGTTTTTAGACTTTGCAAAAGAAAAGGAGGTGGGGACCTACATTGTCTACGCAAAACCGGTCGGCGCCTATGAAGGACAGACCGACGCGATGATGACCGAGAAGGAAGGAAAGATACTCCAGAAATTTGAGGAAGAGTACGATATCTTTACTCATATGACTCCCTCGTATGGCCGAGATATCGGATGCATTGCTGTGAAGAGAATGGTTCCAATCTCTCGTTATGGAGATGTTATGCCGTGCCCTTACCAGCACGTATCTCTCGGAAATTTCTTCGAGGAGCCTTTGGCAGATATTATCAACCGCGGCCTTAACATTAAGTGGTTTGATCCAAAGAAGAATATGCCTTGCATTTGTGGGGTTGACAAAGGATTCATTAAGAACGTTATATCTCAGACCTATGGAGACAACGAGGTGCCGGTAAGATATGACCGCGTATTTACTGACGATGATTTCCTTGACAAAGGTAACATGGGTGATGTACAATTAGGAAGTGGTCGCGGTCTAGAAGTAGACACCTGGAAGAACGCTCCGCTAATCACCCTGCGTGGGAAGAAAATGAAAGATCACAACTTTGTCGACGACACCGGAGCATAAGATAAATGGTTACATTCACAGAAGCAGCCGTGACTCATCTTAGGGGCGCCCTAGAAGAGGGTGACGTGATAAGGGTCGCTGTAAAGGGCGGCGGCTGCTCTGGAATGTCATATTCGCTGAGCATAGAAGACGAATTCGACGAGGAGGATATTCTTATAGAATATGGTAACGTAAAGGTTTATGTAGATCCTCACAGTTCATTTATTTTAAACGATACAACAGTAGACTATGTGGTGACATTACAACAGCAAGGATTTAGTTTTAACAATCCTAATGCAAATACTACTTGTGGCTGTGGGTCTTCGTTTTCTTAGGAGAAAATATTATGGCGTATACTAAAAAAGTAATTGATCATTTTGATAACCCGCGAAATGTCGGGTCTCTGGATAAGAACGACAGTAGGGTGGGGACGGGCATCGTCGGCGCGCCAGAATGTGGCGATGTCATGAAACTTCAGATTAAAGTAGATGATAAGAGCTGTATTTGTGACACAAAGTTTAAGACTTTTGGATGCGGGTCAGCCATCGCCGCATCTTCTTTGGCTACCGAGTGGCTCAAGGGCAAGACCCTAAAAGAAGCTGCTGAAATTAATAATATGCAGATTGTAGAGGAGTTGTCTCTTCCTCCCGTTAAAATTCATTGTTCTGTGTTAGCCGAAGAAGCTATTAAAGCAGCCATTGAAGATTTGGAAATTAAGGGCTCCCAGAAAGAATAAAGAATGAACCAAAAAAGACAACAGATTCTTGATCTGGTTAAAGAATATATCATTGAAAAACGAGAGAGTGAAGAGTGGACCGCCGGGGAGGATTGGGTTTCATATTCGGGCCCCATCTTTGATGACAAAGAGTATGTGGCCGCTATTGATAGTTTATTGGGTGAGTGGTTAATTTTCGGCCAGAACGGCCGCCAATTCGAGCTTCAGTTTGCTGAACATCTGGGAAAGAAAGCAGGCATACTAACGAATTCGGGATCCTCCGCAAATTTACTGGCGGTCAGCGCTCTTAAGTCTCGGAAATGGTTTAATCTTAAAGAGGGAGCTAAATTCATCACTCCCGTTGTTTGCTTTCCTACTACTATTAACCCTCTTATCCAAAATGGATTTGTTCCGGTGTTTGTTGACGTAACGTTACCGGACTTAAATTTAGACCTGGATCAAGTGGAAGCTGCCCTAGAAGCAGACCCAGAAATTCAAGGTATTATGTTTGCGCACGTATTGGGAAACCCTCCCGATATGGACCGCTTAATGTTTTTAGTTAAGAAATACAATCTAATTTTTGTTGAGGACGCTTGCGATGCCTTAGGCTCCTACTACGATGGAAAGAAGCTAGGCTCTTTTGGGACGATCTCAACGTGCTCATTCTTTCCAGCACACCACATGACGATGGGCGAGGGTGGCTTTGTAGCCACCGACAGCACTGTCAAACGAATGGTTCTCGCTAGTTATCGTGACTGGGGACGAGCCTGCTACTGTAATACGGCCAAGCCGGGCTCGGTAACTAGCGGAACCGCTTGTGGTAATAGGTTTCAACAATGGCTTCCAGGAATGAAGACCACTACTTTTGATCATCGATATGTTTTTGATGAAATTGGTTATAATTTAAAGCCGTTGGATCTTGCAGCAGCAATGGGTCTAGAACAGATTAAGAAATTGCCGATGCTAGACTCGGCGCGCCGAAAGAACTTCAATAGGCTTAAGGAAATTTTTGCTCCGTACGAGACCTACTTTCACCTTCCAGAGCCTACCCATAAGGCAGATCCTTGCTGGTTCGGGTTTTTACTGACAGTCCGCGATGGATCTTCAATTGGGAGACAGGATTTTGTTGATTTTATGGAAAGCAAAAAAATACAGACCAGGTCATATTTCACAGGTCTTGTGTTGGCACACCCGGGCTACATCCATTTGGCGGAGCCATATGGGGTTCTAGAAGAAACCTTCCCGGTGGCTGCCAAAGTAACTCAAGATAGTTTCTTTTTGGGAACCTATTACGGACTTACCGATGAAAAACTTGATTATATCGAGAAGTGTGTAAAAGAATTTTTCAACTTTCGGGTGCTAATGTGAAAATAGTTTACATCACGGGATGTCTGGGGTTTATGGCCTCCTATGTGGTACGGAAAGCCTTAGATCTCGGGTGGAAGGTCCGCGGAGTTGATAAGATGACATATGCGGCCAATCCCAGCCTATTAGATGAATTTCGAGAATATCCTAATTTTGAGTTCGAACAAAAAGATATTAAAGATTTAGATCGCTTATATGATTGCGATTATCTTATAAATTTTGCGGCCGAATCCCACGTGGGAAATAGTATTATTAATAGTGACGAGTTTATTAGTAGCAACATTATTGCTGTAAGAAATTTGTTAGATTTGGTGAGGTTTAAACCAATTAATTGTAATGAGCGCCCTACATTTTTTCATATAAGCACCGATGAGGTGTATGGGGATATAGTTAGTGGTACCCACACCGAAAAAGACCTTCTTAAGCCAAGCAATCCCTATTCTGCGGCAAAGGCTGCTGGCGATATGCTGATTCACGCGTGGGCCCGAACCTATGGCATCGACTACCTTATCCTTCGACCCACCAATAATTATGGAATTGGTCAATATCCTGAAAAGCTTATTCCTTTGGCAATCAAGAATCTCCTTAGGGAGAAGAAAATTCGCCTACATAATAATGGGACGCCGATAAGAAACTGGCTTCATGCTGATGATACCGCTGCAGCCGTAATGACGATTATAGAGAGCGGTCAAACTAACCAAATCTATAATGTTGCAGGCGGATTTGAACAAACAAACAAAGAAACGATTCGAAAAACAATTGGGGCCTTTTATGGAACCGATAACGATTGGGAGAAATATTTGGATTTATCGTGTCACCGCCCGGGCCAGGATGTACGATATGCTTTAGACGATACTAAGCTAAGAGCCCTAGGCTGGGCTCCTAAGAAAAATTTTGATGAAGAGATTCCTAAAATTGTGGAATTTTATAAAAACAATTTCATTTGGTGATAAATGACAACACTTGTAACGGGAGGTTCCGGATTTATTGCGAGGCGCCTAAGGCTTCAACAACCGGATTGGGTGTATACTTCTTCCAAAGATTATAATTTATTAGACCCCGCAGCCACCAAACAGATGTTTAAGGATATTAGACCCAACACAGTGGTACACTTAGCCGCCCGGGTGGGCGGCATTAAAGATAACAATTCTAATCAAGTAGAATTTTTTGAGCAGAATGTATTAATGAATATCAACGTACTGAGGGCTGCCTACGAGGCCGGCGTTCACCGGGTCCTAGCAGCCATCAGTACATGTGCCTTTCCCGATGTAGTAGATCACTATCCGTTTACTGAGGAAAACATTTTTAGCGGCCCCTGTGCGGAGACAAATTTTTCCTACGGTTATTCAAAGCGCCTCTTGCATGCATTAGTTTTGTCGTACCGAAAGCAGTATGGAGTTAACTATTCTACTTTTAGTCCCTCCAACGTGTATGGGCCCGATGATCATTTCGATAGTGAAAATTCGCACTTTATAGCCGCCCTTATTACAAAGCTAGCCAACCTTAAAGATGGTGACACCTTATCTTTGTGGGGCACCGGCGAACCATTGCGCCAGCAGCTTTATGTGGATGATCTCTGCGAGATAATTCCTCTTCTCGTCCAGAACCATCACGGGCCAGAACCTATTATCGTAGCTCCCAATGAGAATTTAAGTATTAATGAGATGGCAAAAATTTTGATCTCACACTTAAACATTGATATAAACATTGTTTATAATAAGAAACTAGAGGGGCAACATCGTAAAGACGGAGCAAATGAGTTGTTAAAGAAGACTATTGGCCCCTACACCTTCACACCATTTGACAAAGGTGTTGCACAGACTTATAATTGGTACAGGCCCTTCTAAAAAGGAATTTATAATGAAAACAGCATTAATTACTGGAATCACCGGTCAAGACGGCTCTTATTTGGCTGAGTTACTTCTTTCTAAGGGGTATAGGGTAGTTGGTGTTAAAAGGCGCACATCACTTATTACTACCGATCGTATTGACACAATTTTTACTCATCCTAATTTGATATTAGAGTACGGCAGCCTTCACGACGCTGGTTGTTTTTGGAAGTTGCTAAACAAATACCAGCCCGATGAGATCTACAACTTAGCAGCCCAGTCTCACGTTCGAGTCTCCTTTAGTGTCCCTGAGGAAACTGTAGATTCTATTGTTATGGGGACGCTACGACTAATGAATGCATATAAAGAATTATGTCCGACGGCTAAATTTTATCAAGCTTCGTCTTCGGAGATGTTCGGAGACAACTTAAATATTCCATTTGATGAAGAATCCAGACTGCGTCCCGCTTCCCCGTACGCATGCGCTAAAGTTTTTTCACACAATCTTATGAGGAACTATAGGGAAAGTTACGGACTGCATGCATCTAGTGGTATCTTATTTAATCATGAATCCCCACGGCGAGGTGAAACATTCGTGACACGAAAAATTACTATAGCGGCCGCCCGCATAAAGCTGGGGCTTCAAGAAGAATTATTTTTAGGCAATCTCGACGCTAAACGCGATTGGGGCTTCGCCGGCGACTATGTGAAGGCAATGTGGTTAATGATGCAACAAAAAAAACCAGACGACTATGTGATTGCTACTGGCAAGTCATATACGGTACGTGAGTTTTTAAAGTATGTGTTTGAATATGCGGGTTTAAACGATGTTGAAAAGTATGTTAAGATAGATTCTAGATTGTTTAGGCCTCACGAAGTCCCTTATTTATTGGGAAACCCCACAAAAGCACAAGAAAATTTGGGATGGAAGCCTAAAATAAATTTTAAACAGTTGGCAGAAATGATGTATGATGCTGACTACAAGTTGGTCAAAAATACGGAGGTACCAAAATGAAAAAATCATCAAAAAGATCGAGTGGACTAGACTCGCCACTTACAGAACAAGAGGTGAGGGAGGTGATCGACCAGATGTTGCGAGTCGCATTTAGAAGCCTCTCGCGCGACATGGAAGGTCATCTAAAAGACATTGACACACGGCTCACAACTCTAGAAACAAAGAAGAGATGAAACTTAGCAACCAAGCTCTAGGAGCATTGATGCTAGCTCTTCAGAAGTCATTATTGGAACAAACTGATATTGTACCTCTTCTAACAGAAATGAATTTTCAAGTTGATCCTGAGGATCCAAGCCATAGTGCACTGGTAATCACAAACCCCCCAGTCGTAAGTTTAGAAAATACTGTTTTAGAAGATTTCGCTGAATCCTTGGAGGAATAGGGTTGCCACGGTATGAATATTACTGTAGCTCGTGTAGCAGCAATGTTGTTCTACAGCATTTATCAACCGAAAACGCAACTAAGTGTCCGGAGTGTTTAGTGGAAGGAGAACTCACCAAGAAACTAACTTTATTTAGAACCACCGGGTCACCAAAAATAATTAAAAAAGAAGTCGGGCGCGTCACTGAAGACTTCATTAAAAATGCGCGCGGGGAACTCAAACAGCAAAAAGAGGATTTAGACGAAGAGAGATGACACCCTTGGTAATAATAGCAACTGTATCAACAATCTTAAATATATTTTTAGTCTGGTATCTGGTGAAGATACTACGTAAATTTCTATTTATTTCTGAAGCTTTATCGGATTTATACTTAACTTTTAGATCTTTTGAAGTGTTCACTAAATCTCTATATAATATGGATATGTTTTATGGCGAGCCAATAATACAGGAACTAATTCAAAAAAGCAAAGTAGTACTTGAAGAGGTAGAAAGATTTAGAGACACGTTTGAATATACCCTCGATGAAGAAATAGAGGAAGAATTAAATGAGATCGAAACCGCGGCGGAAGAAAAGCACGAAGAACCATTATTTCACGAAGGTCCATGAAAATGCGATAGTTAAGTACGCCAACACCGAAGACCGTGAACTTCGAACTAAATTATACATAGAGTATATTCAGCCGGCATTTGATCAAATGGTCGATAAAATCATTTATACGTATCGATTTACAAGTTTGCCAAATATAGATTCTTTAAAAGATGAGTGTAAAATTTGGCTCACAACGATCCTCAATAAATATGATCCCACCAAAGGGTCTAAGGCTTTTTCCTACTTTTCTGTAGTAACTAAAAACTGGTTCATTCATAAAGTTAAAAAAGTTCAAAAACAGAATCGCACAGAAGTCTATTTGGAAGATGTGGTCAATCAGCTGGATAATGACCTAATATCTACTGAGCCCAGTTATGAAACCCGGCGAGAAGACGTTGAATTCTGGGTTTCTTTTAATTCGGAGATGAAAACGTGGGATTCATTTATGCTCAAAGAAAATGAAAAAAAGGTTTTAATGGCTGTTCGTATATTAATGGATTCTGCTGACACAATCGAAATTTTTAACAAAAAAGCTATTTATCTATACTTAAGAGAGATAACAGGACTCAACACCAAACAAGTCGTTAATAATCTCAATAAGCTAAGAAAACGATATAGGACTTTTAAGGAAAAATGGGAAAGCGGCGCAATCTAAATCTAGATGATTATATAGAAGAAACAACCACCAATATCCGCGAAGATCGCGCAATGGCCAAGTCTCTTCTTATGGATGCTATCCAGGATATGAAAATGTCTGACTCCGCGCGCCGCGAATTGGGATCGATCGCCGCCAAGTATGTGGAAAATCTACAGCGCTCTAATGAGCAACTGGTCAAATTAGCGAGCTTGCTACAAAAGCAAAAGACAACGCAGTTTGGTCTAACTAGCGATGACAAGGAACAAATATTCGATTTACTGAATAAGCCCGAGGAGAGCTGATGGCGTTCGAAATCAAAGAGATTAAGAATCCGGCCCTGTTTTTTTCGGGACTTGAACAAGAGGACCTTCTTCCCCCGGGCCCCGTCGCGGATCGCCGCACGCTTAGAAATAGCGATGCCTATAGGATGAAGATGCTTAATAGCGAAGCTTGGGAAGTGCAGCTCAAGTTACAAAATCCCCAGCCCGGCCTTGTTGTAGGATACGAAGCAAAGACCCACCCTGAGTTAAAATCTGCTGTACAAAAGGCGCGCTACGAGGAATCCGGACGTACTCACTTTACTGCTTTTAATTTTACTTATAAAGTGTGGCTTCCCTGTATCTATGCAGATTTAACAGTGGAAGATTTCGCACTCGACCCAAAGAAATTTCAAAAAAAAGTAGCCGGGATGTCCCCAGCCGGCGGCTATCCCGTATCTATTGACGTTAGTGATTTTCAGGGTGCTATTCCCCCGGGTACTTTTGTAACAGTTAAATTTAGCAATCTGGGTGAGGTTAAGACCGGACAGATAATGTATGTTGGGGATAAAATATTTGATATTAGTATACAGTTTCCTGACCCACCCGGTAATAAATTTGTGATGGGCGCGGGGGGGACCGTAGGAGGATATACTCAGTCATCTGGCGGAGGGGCCCCCGCCCCGGGCGTCGGACCAGCGCCCTCAGGGTGCACCCCTCAAGGACGGGAAGGCCTATGTAACGATAATATACCAAAATCGCCTGCCCGGCTTAAATTTACTTTTAATGAACTAAAAATTTTAAGAAAGCCGCTGCAGCCATTGCTAGACTGGATTGGTGCACATGAAGGAAAATATACTTCTGTTAATCGAGGCGTCGCTGGTGATACTAAGCGTAGTTCTACTTATATTTTAGGCGGTCCGGCCAAAGGAAAAAATATTACCGAGATGACAATCAAGATGCTGCGATCTTATATGAAGAAAGGCTCCAACGCGGGCCACGTTTTGCAAGGACATCGCCCAATGTCTTCCCCCCCTGGCAATCCGGGCTTGTTAGCGGTTGGAAAATCTCAATTTATCCCCGATACTTTTGATGGAGCTATTAGAGATACAAAAACTTCTAAATCTTTGAAATTTTCGCCCGACGTACAAGAAACTTTGGGAGTTTATCTATTATTAATGAAACGTAAAGAACTAGGAAAATTCCTTGTAGGAATTCACAGTAATGTTGGACGAGCCGCACAGGAGGCCGCTCTAGAATGGGCCTCGATTCCGCTTCAATATGAGCGAAAACGCAATGGCTGCCAGCGAGGTTATGGAGCATATTGCAAGGGCGGCGCGAACTCTTCAAAACCTCTTGGACACAAGCCGCAAGAGACAGTTGACATTCTGAAACAAGCCCGCGCACTTGTCCTAGCTGACTCCGCCGCTGTTGAACTTCTTAAAAAGAAGGGCTACCATTCCTAATGGCCTTTACCGTTAAAGATGTTGATTGCAGCTTTTTGTTTACCGGCGATTGGGAAGGATCCGGCGGCGCCACATTTTCGTCCCGGACCACTACCGCCTCCTCCGCAATGGCCCTCTGGGCGACGAATAAGAGTAAATATTCGTCGATTTTAAAATATCCAGATCATATTCCCGGCATTGTAGTTGCCTATGAAGCAAAAACTTACCCTCAGCTGAGTTCAGCGGCTGATAAAGCACGTTATGAAAAATCCGGACGCACACATTTTACTGCTTTTAATTTCACTTATAAAGTATGGGCCCCCTGCATACAATCTAATTTAACAAGTGCAGACTTTGAGTCTCCCGAAAAGTTTCAAAAACGTGTTGCAACCCTTTCCCCTGCCGGGGGATTGGCAGTCTCTATTTCGGTAAGTGATTTTCAGGGCGCCATTCCCCCCGGCGCCTTTGTAATTGTGCGCGCGCCGGCTCTTCCCAAATTAAAGGGAGCAAGCATTGTTCGGGTAGGAGAAAAGATCTTCGACATAAGCACGATATTCCCGGATCCCCCCGGGAACCAATTTGTGTTGGGAACCCATGGCGCGCCCACAATACTTGGCGGTTCCGGGGGCGGAGGGCAGACGCCCAGCCCGATCCCAACAAATCTTCCATCGTGGCCCTCCCCTCTTCCAGAAGTTAAAACCAATCGTGTACTGTGGCTCGGCGACAGCCAATCGGACAACACTTATTTAACTAGGACCATCAAAGCAAAGCTAAAAGAAAGGGGCATCGATGTAAAGCTTCTGGCGAAGTATGGTCAAGGAGTTTTATCTGGTATGAAAGCCAAGGGAGGATCCTCCGGCCCAGAAGCAACATCCGCCGGCTCTAAAGCGGACTACTTTGGGGTGAATAAGGAGAACGGTCATTTGGTTTCGTATATGAAGAGTTTTCGTCCAGGACTAGTTATAGTAGAACTAGGAGGTAATGACTCAAATTCATATTCGTCATCAAGCAAGAAGGCGGTTTATCAAGAACAGCTTGCCTTGTGGGTAAAGACGGTCAAAGATTTGGGTGCGCAGTTAATATGGTTTGGTCCTTCCTTCTCCGGAAAACCTTCATATCAGAAAAAGAGAGAAGTAATCGCAGCCTATCAGCAGGAGTATTTAACGTCGGCCGGAATACCATGGTATAATATGAAACCACTAACACAAGATTTACAACATAAAGAAGAGACAACTCCCGTTCACTTTGTATCAGCTTCGTACAAAAAGTGGGCACAAAGACTTCTTGATGGACCGCTCAAGGATGTGAAAGCGTAAGGATAAAATATGGCAGACGGTATTAATGAAATTGAAGAGGTACTTCCGGAACCAGAACTTGAAAAATATTTAAGCTTGCCTCCTGAGGGCAAAGCCCGAGTGACAGGGATAATGGGAATGGGCCGTCAGGTTTATGATTGTCCTAAGTATAATTCCACACAAGATGAAATGGTTATGAGCAATGGCAATTCATGGATTGTTCTGGGATATGACCGGACTCACAAGCCGCCATCTGGATTTGGCGGCAAAGGCCACATCCGATGTTCCTCTGTTGATATCGTTGCGGGGCGCCTAGGAAAGGAGGCGAAGTCACACGAAAAGGTTGGACTAGACGGCGTAACAGAAGTTGTTTGTGACCCCAACTTTACAAAAGATGCAGCCCGGATATACATAAGCCAAAAGGCTGGTGTCGATGGAGTACACTATTTTGATCTTCCGGCTGGTACAGTCGGAAAAGTTACGCGCGCAACACCGCGCTCCACTATTGTATTAAAGGCCGATACTTTACGCTTCGTAGCGCGCGAGAACATTAAGTTCGTTACTCGTACTGACAAGAAAAATTCTCAGGGAGGCAAACAAGGCGCCGGCAGCACGAAACAATATGGAATTGACCTAATCGGGATGAACGACTCTAGTGATATGCAGCCGATGGTTAAGGGGGACAATTTGAAAGCCTGCTTGATAGCAATGATGGCGAATATTGCTACTTTATCGACTCGGCTTACTACAGCATTGGACTATCAACGACAAATCAACCTTTCGTTGGCTTTTCATGTTCATAACACCTCTTTTTACGGCCTCCCGTCAGCTCCGTCAATTTCCGTTGCTCAGAAAACAGCAGAGTGCATTATTCACTCCGCCTTAAACGTGGAAGTTCCTCTCATGGCGCTAGATAATATGAATGGCAAAAAAGGGAAAGAGCAGGGAGCTGCCCTTAGTACGAAATATCTTCAAAACCCCGGTGGGCTTAAAGGAAAGCGCTATATTTTGAGTAAGTACAATAATTTGAATTAGATATGACTATTGATTTTGACAGCTTAAATATATTTCAAAAATTTCCTCCGAATATACCATGGTATAATCCAAAAAAGGGGGTGTATGCGGTCATCGTACAACCGGCAGCCCTTCCGGAAGGCTCCACTGATCTGCTAGACCCAGAACTCCTTGATCACAAAGCCGCTGATGCCTTTATTGAGTTTTATTTACCAGAGTTTTATCCTTATATTTATGGCGGAGACGCAAAGCGCCTCGGCATCACGCTCCCTGATGGCGGCTATCGAGATACCTATGCTACCTTGCGCACACAGATAAAAGCTAGCATTAAGCAGATCAAGTCAGATCCTAAATCGGCCGCCACTGCGCCCAAGTATTTATATGAATCAACCGCGGGCTCTATAAATTTTAAAGACGTTCGTCTGGGATTATATGTTTATGATGCCGACGCGGAGACCAAGGAGCGCGTTTTAGATGAATTAAAATCTCGCGTCAAGGGCGACCAGGACTGCCCTCCTCCTCCCTATGAAGAAAGAGAATTGCCTTCTTATAGTTCGGGCTTTCCTCCATTCCCAATAGCCTTAGAATTTTTCACCGCTCAACAAGAACTCCTCACGAAGAGTGTCGGCCACTTCGACGACGGTAGCTTCAATCTGGGCCTAGCCCCCCAAACCTCGGCTAACCTACGGGAGATATTGACAGCCTACCATACTGATATCCAGAGATTCCCCGCACCACTTAGAATTCCGCTTGATCTGAGTGCGGTTAAAGAAGATGTAACTGGTCTAATAAGCTTGTTAACCAATATGGCGCGCCGCGATATGAATTTATCTGGTATAGATCTAAATCCATTTAGCACAAATGATCATCTATCCATTGATGTCACCGACAAGTACAAAGTTCAATCCATAACTTATAGTGCAGGCCCGGGAGTTATGCCGCGACCCCTTAAAATTGGCTATTTCTCTTTAGTCAAACACAATCCGGCACTAAATGATGAGTGGGTAATGATTACGTTGCTCCGCGCACAAGAAATTGTGGACAAAGTTATAGAAAGGGGAGCCGATGGCCGCTCCGGCCGAGGCCTAACGAATCTGCTAGGGTTCATTCATAGGACATATGGCCCCCTTCTGAGGCCCCCCGGAGTTCTATACGCAACACCGGAAGAAATAGCAGCAAATCCGGAGCTAGCAAAAGTCAAAGCCGACGCCGAATTGGCGGACCTACCATTAGATTTAGCGGCCCCGGTACCGCCCGGGATCGACCCCCATCAGTATCACATGGTGTTTAAAGGTACCTCGCATCCTCTGGATGTTCTGAATCCATCGAAGCTAGTGGAAGGTATCTCTACTTTTATGACGTCTCCCCAAGCCGCTCAGATGCAGCAGGCGATGCAGGATCCAAAGATGCTAGCACAAATGTATAATTCAGCTGCACAGGAAAAATTTTCAGCCACCTTCCCCCTAAAGGATATGATAGATGAGGTTATTAAATTAGTTGAGGAAGCGAAGGGGGTGAACGCCGCGGCAGAGGAACGCACGGCCCTATTAGAAGAGAAGCGCGATGCACAGCTGGAGTTGGAGATTGCAGAAGAAACCGGAACCGAAGAAGAGATAACCCATTGGCGAGGCAAGCTTGAGGATGCCGAGGAAAAACTTAGCGCCGATAGAGCAGAAGGTGGCCCCGCTAGCGAAGCCCGCGACGTGTTAGAAATAGTCAACAAGGTGCTGGAGATGCTGGGCATCGCGGATTTGATTAATGAAGCCCTCATTTGTTTAACAATGGGCTCAAGTTTTTCGTTAGCTAGAATTAATCATGCGATTGATTTTGGATTTAGTATCGCCGAGTTTATTGAAGATTATGAAAAGCCTACTATCCCGCCTCCCTTAATTGTTATTCCCGATTGGCCCAAACTCCCGGCAATTTTTAATATTACGGGTGACCCGCCCCTTTGGCAGCAAATTCTGGATATAGTTCTACAGACCTTGGCCGAGGTTGCTTTTGATATAATCAAGGGGATCTGCGAACTAATCAAGCATAATTGCGATAACTTGGCCGACCGGGACATTGGGGCTCTAGATGCAGCGGATGCAATGAAAGATAATACGGTAGAGCCGATTAATCTTCCTAATATGCAAGACCTGATAGATGATGCCTTTCGGAAACATGGTTTAGATCAGGACAGGGGCTTTAATTATATAAGTGCTGTCTCGGGAGTACTCAGTCCTCTAGAAATTTGTCGTTTATACATGTCTCCGGCTGATGTAACCGACGAAACGATTCGAAAGATAGCTGTGTTCAATAAGAGTTATTCCGACGAGATCATTAAGAAAATGCAGAGTCGCAATCAAATTTTGTCACTTTTCAACAGTATGAGCCAGCTGTGCGACATCAGTCGAGTATGTAATGAATACATCGATCAAGATGTGCGAGCTAGTATTGAAAATTTCTGCTTGAAGGAGGCCGATAAAGCAACTTTGGCAGATCAGGCATCTATTCAAAAATTGGCCGACTACCTAAACGATGGTGTACCAGTAGAGATTCCGCCTATTGACTTTTTATGTCCGGAAAACGATAAGTTTGTTCCAAACCCTATTGTAAGCCGAATCATTCCCCAACTTTTTGATACACTAATCGAGAATGTAAGGATGCAGTTTACATACTCTATCGAAGCGACCCGAACAACGATTTTGGAGCCTCAGGTTGATGCTAATCCAAACCCGGCCGTTATTGCAGCCCTGACCCACACTAACGCTCTGCCGGATCCACCCGAGATAGATACGGCCTTTTTAACTATTCTAACTACCATTTTTGAAAAACTACAAGACCCAGATTTTAAGATCGACCCGGCGATATGTCCCGATATTGATATGAGTAAATTTGGGACGACTATTGATGAGTTTATCGAAGCTTTGCCTATTTTAAATAATATTTTGCAAGATGCGCTGAAAGCGTCCAAAGGCGAACTAGGCCAACTTGAAGCCAGCGTTGGAAACCTAAAAGATAACATCGAATCGGGAGGAGTCAACGTTCCCTATGTGACATATGTTTTTCCAACCCAGTTTTATAATCACTTTCGCGCCATGGCACATCAGGGCCCCCCTAGCTATGAAAATATTCAAGGAACGGTGCCGGACGTATGGCTTACAACTACTAACTCGCCAGGGGGCAAAAGAACATATTATTCTAAGATGTTATTAGACCGCACTACCAAACGATACGGCCGCCTTAGAATGCAATATCAGTTCTTATCGCCCATCAACCCAGGCGGATCGCCGCGGCAGGTCGACCCCATTAGGCTGGAATTCTATTCTAATAATGATATATCCTCAGGCCGCCGGCCCGCGGCCAGGCTGGGATATCCCAGCAAGCTGCTCCCCGGGGTTAAAAACGGGTGGATTAATATTAATGTGGCCGATGATTCATTTACACCGCTCTTTGACTGGGCCAAGGGCGGCACTTCTCCGGATGGCCTTTTGGCCTCCTATGGATCGGAGAGCGATTTTAACCCCTATATATTTAACTTTACATATCCTCTCCAAAAACAGTTAGAGTCTCTGGGGCCCCTGAACTCCACGAATAAAAAATATCTCCAAAATAAACTTCAAAAGCAAGTATACCCTACGGCTTTTAACGGGATCATAAAACGTACTTTTGCTTATATCCAACGTAATGGGATATTTGATATGGTGGGTCTCAACCGGCTAAACTTGTTTAAAGACAATACTAATTGTGAACCATCACAGGTTGGAGATTTGCTTGATGTGCGGGGAATCCTAAACCAAGTTAAAGAAGAATTTCTTCAATCGTCGTGTAACGATGACGGCACACCTCAGGAACTGGTTGAAGCAGCCCTCAAGTATGCATTACTTCAACTTCTGATACAGGTGTGTATTGTCGAAATTTTAATTAAAAATATTTTTGTTTTTAGTGCATTTAGGTTTGATGAAGTCTTTGAGAAGAAAGTTTTTACTGATTTAATTTTAACAAGTCTGACAAGTGAGCTAACTACTCGTCTAGGATTGGCCGGCGGAACCGTTAAAGAATATATTTATGAGCATTTTGAAACCAAACTCGCGCGTGAGCCTGTTATAGAGGCCGGAGGAATCGCCCATTCCTACGATAAAAAGAATATCGTCCCATACTTGACCCCAGAAGCTGATATGGAGAAAATGGAATTTAGTAAATTAGTAAGATTCCTAGTAGAAGAAAGGTTTGGTCATACGTATCAGGCTTGTGGTCAAACGGTAACAACTATGGGTTCTATCAACAATGTTCTTCGTTCGGCCGGCGCCAGCAAAACATTCGATGAAATCTTTATTAAAGAAATATTAGGAATATATGGCGCGCCTTATGGTAAGAGAAATGCCCCAATGAAACACTCCGACGGAAGATTGGTTTTTGTTAAATATGTTTATTGGGACGCCATCTCTAATTGGAATGATGTGGCATCGTCAGAAATATTAGTCCCTTGGGACGCAAGAGAGCTCGAACCAGTTCAGACTGAATACGATGCTGCCTATGCCACGATGCTAGCGGCGGTCCCCACCGACCCCTCAACATACACTGCTGATGCTCTACGAGAAGCGGCAATAGAACAATTTGTAGAAACTCACGGTGAACGACCGGTGATGGAGGTCCCGCGACACAAACTATCTATTCAAAATGTTTTTGGTTCAGCCGGGCCAGGAGCTATGCCTATTAGAACGACCACAGCAGTTGACTTCATAGATATGATCGAACTAACGGATGGCCCCCGACCAAGTTTTGAAAATGTTAAGTGCGGCTATAAATTAATCTTTAACTTTCCTTCGTACAGGGGCGCCAGCTATCAGGCCGCCGACTGGGATCAGAGTAATTCTCCCTTTGTGCAGTCGTTCCGCCCTGGCGCCGCCCGCAACGTAATTCAAACAGCGCTGAGGCTGCAGGGACGCGCAGTAGGGATGGATTCCATTTTAGATTCAGCAATGTCTGATCTTGATGCCGAAAACGAGGGTCCACAAATATTAGGGGAAATGCTTACTGTTGACATCCGCGCGATTGGGGAGTTTGATCCCAATCAGTTAGCAGATATAGCCAATACTTCGCCTCCTCCCTCTGACAATAATGGCCCCGGAATTCCTTCCATGGGTACTGCTCAGCTGAACAATCCTAACGACGAAGCGACCTTATCCACAGAGACGAAGATTGCTAATATTCGGCGCTTTCGAAAGACGAATCCAGACAAACATGTCCGTCGCATACTAGATAACCAAGAATACCAGCGCTTTATTACTCAAACCTTTAATCCAGAACTTGCGATGATGATACCGGTTTTGTATAATTTGGGACTTACGAGCTTCTTTTTCCCCGGCATTGAAAAAGATTTTGAAACTACAAAACAGGTTATTCTAGATTTATTTAATATGGTTTCGCGCACACAGCGCCCCACACCATTGGCAAATCAGGACACCGCGACGGCCTTAAATAATGAGCTTGCGTCTGACGGACAATCAAATCTCGATATGAATATTCGTGAATTTATTCTTAAGGCCATTCGAGAAACACCTATTAAAATTCTGAAGGGAGTTGTAGAACTTATTGATCCTCACGTCGCTATCTCAAAGATAATTCGGGACATTACCGGAGAACTCTTTGGGAATGTTACTCGCATAATTGACACAGGAATTGACTACGCAGAATCCACGCAGCCGGATGCATCTCCGATGCTGCCGATTCTTAAAGCAATCACCGGAGAAGACCTGTTGGCGCTGGGTTTCTGTGGTCTAAACACTTTAAATGCACAGGCCTCTGATAAGATACCTGGGGGCATTAAGGGGATGGACGCGCCCCTTCTTGGTCCACGTATGACTTTGAACGGCATAGACTTTACGGGAACCATTTCGGGCCTCTTTATGATGCCCCCAACACCTTTCGGAATTATTTATATTCTTTTGATGCTTTTGGATCAAATGAACAACGAGGAAGCAGAAGCAGACACGGATGAAAACTCTCAGGCTAATGTTTCCGACGGTCAGAACTCGAATGTTTGTTAAAAAAATAGATCTTTTTTATAATTATTAGGAGGAGTTATCATGAGTACTGGACTGGCACCACTGCTTCCGTTGAAATCAAGCAGATATGAACTGATACAAGATTACGTTACACTTGCATCTCAAAATCTTAAAAATCTGCTTCTTACCAATCCGGGAGAGCGGATGATGTTGACCGATTTTGGAGTAGGCCTAAGAAGATTTTTATTCGAAATGAATGACAGCGTAACTTATGCGCAAATAAATAGTGAAATTATAAAACAAGTAAAGAAGTATATGCCCTTTCTCAGTATAGATAAAATAGAATACAGGACTCCCGAAAATAATCCTGATTTATTTCCCAACACAATAAATGTTGTAATAAATTATACAATAACGCCCCTCCAGATGCGAGGGACGCTGCAGATTGATACAAATACGGACTAATTATACCGAGGTAGGCGCCCATGTCGAAGAAAATAGAAGCGATTGATTATACAAGTAGAGATTTTGCCACCATTCGTCGGGATCTAGAAAACTTTGCTAAAAGGTATTATCCGAATAGTTACAAAGATTTCAACCAGGCAAGCTTTGGGTCATTAATGCTTGACACTGTCTCCTATGTAGGAGATATTCTTTCATTTTATCTAGACTATCAAGCGAATGAAAGCTTTTTAGACACAGCTATAGAGTATAACAATGTAGTTAGACTAGCGCGCCAGATGGGCTATCGTCTTAACCCAAGTCCGTCTTCCTATGGAATCGTAACAGTGTATATAAAAATTCCTGCGTCTACTTCAACTCAGGGCCCCGACACCGATTACATTCCCGTTCTTAAGACGGGTACTGAGTTTAGTTCCGATACTGGGGGGTTTTTTACGTTGGTGGATGACATAGATTTTAAGAAAGAACAAAACCAAATTGTCGTTAGTGATGTAAACTCGAACGGTACCCCCACCTTTTTTGTAATTCGTGCCCAAGGCCGCGCTGTCTCGGGCCGACTAGGGCTAGATACTTTTACAATAGCCGAGTTCGTTCGATTCCGGCGCATCCCGCTGTCTGTTTCCAGGATTAATAATGTAGTAAGCGTTTATGATTCCGATGGCCATCGATATTATCAGGTGGACAATCTTTCGCAAGATGTTATTTATAAGGCCATCCGCAACACTACTGCGACCCGCGCCACGGTTCCGAACATTCTAAAGCCAGTCCCGGTGGCCAGAAGGTTTACGGTTGAGTTTGAAAATGGCGGCACTTACTTACAGTTTGGGTATGGCTCAGACTCAGAGTTATCTAGTCCGGCCGTTGTGGATCCATCTAACTTGATGCTGGACATGAATGGCCGAGATTATACCACTGATGCTGATTTCGATCCTACGAAACTCTTGGACACAGATAAGTTTGGAATTGCGCCGGCCAACACAATACTTCGTATAGCATATCGCTATAATACTACTAAAGATGTTAATGCCCCCGTGAATTCCATCACAAGTATTACGCGTCCCCAAATAGAATTTGAACAACCAAGCGTATTAACCCGCGGCAAACAGTCGGGAGTTGTTAGTTCATTACAGGTCGTTAATGAAGAACAGTTCGTAGGAAGCATTACATTACCGAATTCAGACGAGATTAAACAGCGCACCTTTAGTTATTTTGCTACACAAAATCGGGCGGTTACAGCGGAAGATTATAAAGCTATCTGCTATGGAATGCCCGGAAAATTCGGGTCTGTTAAACGCGTGACCATCACCCGCGATTTTGATGCCTTTAAAAGAAATTTAAATCTGTATGTAGTTTCCCAGGACAACAGTGGGAAACTCACGCTGCCAAACTCTACTCTGAAGAATAATCTTAAAAATTGGTTATCTCAGTATAAAATGATTAATGATACGGTGGATATACTAAGTGCTAAAATAGTTAATTTTGGGATTGAATATGAGATAACACTAGACCTTGGTTCCAACAAATATACTGTTATTAATCAGGCCTCGAGCGCTCTAGCCGATAAATTTTCTATGACTTATGATATTGGGGAACCTATTCAAATATCTGATGTATATAAAACTTTAAATAAGGTTGAGGGTGTAATGGATGTAATTGATGTTAAGATCGTGGAGAAAACTGGAGCAAACTATAGTGGTGATTCATATGATTTTGTTGCCAATTTAAGCACCGATAACCGTAGAATTTTGGCGCACGAAAATGTGGTATTTGAACTCAAATTCCCCTCTTCAGATATTAAGGGGAGTATTAAGTAAATGGGCTTCAAAAGGTACACAGCCAGCGCCGACACTACTATTACTAATGCTTTTAAGGCAAATTTAATAACGCGTGGAACCGGTTCCAATATGGGTTATGCAGACTCAGTAGAAATTTTTTCTATCTACGGTCAAAATTCTAGTTCTACCGAAGGACAGGCACAAGAATTATCTCGGACCTTGATTAAATTTCCGGCTTCATCTGTTAGTGCCGACCGCAGCGCGGGAAACATTCCAGCTAGCGGTAGTGTTAAGTTTTATCTTAAGATGTTTAATGCAAGGCACCCCTGGACGTTGCCACAAGATTTCACTCTTGTTGTTTCCGCAGTTTCTACTTCGTGGGCCGAAGGAACTGGGCTCGATATGGGCCAATACTCAGATCCCGGCGCCGCAAATTGGATGTCGGCATCAAGTACGGCTGCTTGGACTTCTTTGGGCGGTGACTACCGCGATGATGATGATAGTTCGGGCGCGCCCGTGTATCGTCAAACTTTTCCGTTGGGATATGAGGACCTTGAAATAGATGTGACGCCCACCGTAGAACGATGGATGCAAACCTCTGGCACTGCTCTACACATTGATAATTATGGTTTTGGGATTCACTTAACATCTAGCGAAGAAGCGTACGCTGCCTCGACAACTGTGGGGGGTATTTTGGAGAATACCGGCGGCGCCGACACTTCTTATTATACTAAAAAGTTTTTTGCGCGCTCTACTGAGTTCTTTTTTAGGCGCCCCCATATCGAAGCGCGCTGGGACTCCCGCATTCAAGATGATCGAGGAAATTTTTATTATAGCTCTTCCGTCGCACCGGCGATTGACAACGTTAACACTTTGTACCTTTATAACTATGTTAGGGGTAAGCTGTCCAATATTCCGGCCATCGGGGAAGGATTTGTTTATGTTTCATTGTTCTCGGGCAACAATGCCAATACTCTACCCACAACCAACAGTGCCCAGCTGGTTTATGATTTAGGAAACTTATCCACCAATACGGCAGTGACAGGAGGCTGGGTAAGTACCGGCATTTACTCTGCTTCTTTGTGTATGACCTCGTCGTCTACGGCAGCACCCACTAAGCTGTTTGATGTGTGGTCCCTAACTCCTACTGGTTCGACACAATATAAAACTGGCTCGATAATCACAAACGCATTCCGTTCGTTTGAGGGGGCCCCCACCTTTGATCGAATTACCTCAATTAAAAATATGCAGACGACCTATGGGCAGAAGCAAACGGTTCGGTTTAGAACTTTTGTAAGAGACCGCAATTGGAGCCCCACTATCTACACGGTAGCTACCAACGTTAACCCCACCGAAGTTATCGATAGCGCCTCGTTCAAAATTATTAGAATGGTGGATAACCTGGAAGTAATTCCATATGGGACAGGGAGTGAGTATTCTACCTTTTTATCTTTTGATGTAACTGGGAACTATTTTGATCTCAACCTCCGCGCGCTAGAGGGCGGATATATGTATGGGATTAAGCTAACTTACTACAATGATAGTATCTCTAGCTGGATAGAACAACCAGAAACGTTTAAATTTAGGGTAGAAGAATAATTAGGACATGAGTTTTAAACACTTATTTGATAAAGCACAGACTCTTAAATCTCTGTCGAACAAGTCGGCCGCTGAAATTGGTTCAACAATTGAATCATCAGAATTTCAGAGTCAAGATATCATTAAGGAGCGCAGATTCCTTCCTGCGGTGGACTATTCTACTGCCTCTAATTTTGCGCGCTATGGCTCAGCAGAGAGATATTATCGCGATTCCATTGATAGAATATATAAAACTTATCCTTACGACGGGTCGCTTCGCGAACGCCTAGAGTGGGAGAACGAATCTACCGAGATTGATCTTCATATTTATGAAACCCTGTATCCTCGTTCCACAGGATATGCCATTATGTCCGCAGACGGGTGGGGTACCCAGGTCACCGAAAAGAGCGGCTATGGATGGCCGTCCAGTCTAGAATATATTTATTTAAAGGGAGGGCCACACCCAAACCCCGATGGTATGTCCCCGCTCTACCTTCAGTTTACTGGGTCTAACTATTACGATACCGACTCTAATCGGACTTCTAACCTTAAATATGATCTATCCGGTTCGGGAGTAACAGTTGAATTTTGGCTAAAGAAGGATGAGTGGATAGCGAGCCTTACTACCAGAGAAGGAATCTTTGACATGTGGAATGGTGTCACTGACTTCAGTGTGAGTCAATATGGACGCCTTCGCATATCTTTGGATTCTTCAAATGAGGGATCGTCGCCATTTAGTATTACCGCTCTGTCTGGCACGACAGGTATCACTGAACTGGCTATGGGCTCCTCCCTTACGATAGCAGATGGTAGCTGGCACCATTATGCTGTTTCTCTGATGTCGGCTTCTAGTGGTATCGAAACACGGTTGTATGTTGATGGTAATTTAAACGACTCTTCTACTAGCGGTACCGGCTTTTCCGAGGTCACGGGCGCCCTACAGGGGTGGCTCGGCGCGCTTGGCACCCACCCTGTTGACGGCGTAGTCTTCCCGGACGAAGGCCCGGGCGGCGGCAGACTATCAGGCTCCCTTGATGAATTCCGGTACTGGAAGACCCAGAGAAGCAGCCAAGACATCGGACGTTTTTGGTTTACTCAAGTAGGCGGTGGCACAAACAAAGATCCAATGCCCTTTATCAACACTTTAGAAGTAGCCAATACTAAATTGGGTGTTTACTATAAGTTTAATGAGGGCATAACAAGCACCGCTTCGGCTGATTTAGATAGCGCATTCTCAACAGTTTTAGACTATTCCGGACGTGTTACAAACGGGACCTGGACCGGTTATAGTTCTAATTCGAGAAACACTGGTTCGGCCATTATATCGTCTAGTGCTGCGATAAAAGAATTCGAAGATCCAATTATTTACCCCTTTAGTCCCAGCGTGTCGACCGTCCGGGCGAACTTAATTACATCCGGATCGGCCTACGATGTTGAAAACACGGCGATGATCTATGGCTCGATACCGAGCTGGATCACAGAAGAAGATGACGAAGAAGGATCTGAACTTCAAAATCTTACGCAAATTATGGCCAGCTATTTGGACACCCTTCATTTACAAATCGAAGCACTCAATAAACTTAAAGACATTGATTATGTTAGTGGCTCGAATAAGCCCACAATTTTTGCTGAGAAAATGCTCGCGTCGCAGGGCCTTATTGCTCCGGAGCTGTTCATTGATGCATCGATTATTGAAAAATTAGGAGATCGTAGCGAAAACAGGGTTTATGAAAAAAACCTTTCTGAGGTTAAGAACCTTATATATCAAAATCTTTACAATAATCTAACTTATATCTATAAGTCGAAGGGTACCGAAAAGGCCTTTAGAAATGCTATTCGGTGTTTTGGAGTTGATGACGAATTAATCAAGATTAATATGTACGCAAACAATGTGGAGTTTGATTTTACTACAAATAGAAAAAATCAGGTTTCTACTAAGAAGTACGTTGATTTTAATACTCTTTGGAACCGCGCCGGTACCGTATATCAGTTCCAGGATCCCGGCGACACTGCTAATACTTATGGTTTTATTTCTTCAAGCGCTGAGCTGACGGGGGGATTTGCATTTACCCTGCAGTCGGAAGTTATGTTCCCTCTCAAATTTGATAAAACCGACAATTTTTATCAAAACACCAATATAATTTCCTCCTCGTTGTTTGGGGTGCACTCTACGACAGTCCAACCATCGGAAACCGCGGGCTCCGAAACCGCGCAAAGCAATACCACAGTCCCAGATGATGATGGGGTCAACTTCCAGGTTTATGCCGTAAGAGATGATATTGAATCACCAAATGTTCAATTTGTGCTGACAAGTTCGGCAGGCGGCTATATTCCTAAATTGACGAGCTCCCTGTTTTTAGATGTTTATAATAACTCTAAATGGAATTTGGCTGTTAAGGTTTACCAGCAGCGCTATCCCTGGACGGGCGAGATCCCGGACGCGGGCAGTGACACCTATATAATTGAGTTCGAGGGCATTCATGTCGATTCGGGAATAATTTTAGACAGGTTTAATGTTACAGGGTCTACACCGGCCGGAACATCAGATTCTTTTATTACGGGCTCGCGCCGCGTTTACATCGGCGCACACAAAACAAATATTACGGGCGGCCTCTTGCAATATAGCGACACCAAGATTGGATCTTGTCGTTTCTGGTTAGATCGCCTAACAACCGAAGATATGGAGGCGCATGCGTATGATCCTGAAAACTATGGGCGCGCCGATGCTGGGTTATACCCCTTCCCATTTGATTCGTCTGCTAGTTACGGGAACCTTCCTGCCATAAACACTTTGGCGCTTAATTGGAACTTCAATCAAAATACCGGTTCGAGCGCCCTAGGAGATTTTAGGGTCGCGGACATTTCTTCGGGCTCGGCTACAATGGCCGCCGCCCAGAATGCTTGGCTCGGAAATATTTTATATTATCAGCATCCTGGCTCCGGGTCAGGATTCCGTCCTAGCACCACCACAGTAACGGACAAGACATATTTAGTAGCGTCTAAGCAGAACCTTCCCGAGGCTATCGAATCTTCTGATATGATTACGGTACTATCTCAACAAGACGAGGTGGAGTTTACGCAGGATTCACGTCCTCAAAATTATTTCCTTGCATTTGAGAAGAGCATGCAACAGGCTGTTTCTGAACAAATGATCAACTACTTCGCCTCTTTGAGTGATTTGAATACTCTTATTGGCGCGCCCGTTAATCGTTATCGGTCCGAATATAAGGGGCTAAAATTCTTGCGACAGCGATTTTATGAAACTGTTTCAAATAGCGAGATCGATTTCGAGAAGTTTTTTGAGTATTACAAATGGATTGACGGCGCCTTAAGCACGATATTGGGGCAGCTGGCGCCAATATCTTTGGATTTCGATCCAAACATTCGAACTTTAATCGAAAGTCACATTCTTGAGAGAAGTAAGTATCAGAATAAGTTCCCATTCCTTGCTGAGTCCGAACCAGATTTATCCGGAACCATCGGAACGATTGCTACGCCGATCACGGTCAACTCTATTATTAATGACGCGCAAGGAACAGGAATCGAATCAGCCCAGGCACCTACCAAGCGTGTCACGGGAATGCCCAACACTTCACTGCTTAATAGTTGGAAGTATGACCATGCTCCCCTTCCTACTGCTTCGTGGGCCGCCGGCGCCCGCCCCGAACAAAATGGACTTTCGGGTTCTCGGGCTTGGTGGCAAAATCGTGCTGAACGCGGCGGCCTCTCACAACTCCAGATTCTAAATGCTACCGGCGGAATGCCTTCCGGCGCATTAGCCGATAGACAAGTCCTGCTCAACGCTATTGAAGCCTCCAATAACCGAACCCTAGGCCGTCCTTACCGTTTCAGCGGGGGAGGCTCTGTGGTCCTTGGAGGCGTCGCTAGACACCCCAGCCAGCGCAAGGGCGTTGTGTATGAGGCGACGGCACCAGCGGGCCCAACGGTGGGCCAAGGAACCTATGGAGCAGTGCCAAGCGACATCATGGTGGCTAAGTCAGCAGATGTAGAGAGCTTGATAAGTTCATCCGATGTTTACTTCCCATTTCAGAAGGTTCGTTATGGATTTGGAATGGGAGTCCAGTCGGCAAGTTACGAAGTATACGAAAGAGACTCCGATGGTGCAACTGTTGCACCCTTCAGCCTCTATAGTTCATCTATTAGTGATGCGATATCGAGCGAGATGTCGAACTTCACCGGCAGCACAATTATCACCAATATGCATGCCGATCTCACTTCGGATCAAACAGACGTCCCGATGCAGGGCCCCTTCACTGAGAAGTTTGTTGGAGGCCGCCAGCACCGCCATATTGAACTGAACCAGTCCCGATCTTCCGACGATAGTCTCTCCATGGACAATAACTTCAATGGTCTTGACACGCGCGCAAATCGCCCTGAAGGCTTCCGAGTCCAGATGGGCCATGAGTTCACGGGCTCGAACACTGGAAGCCCCTGGAAGGCATCCTCCGGCCACCTACAGGTGGTCTCACCGCAGTATCCTGAGTTGGATACGGCGCCGGGGACCACAAACCTTTATGACAGGCCGAAAGCAAACCTTCCGCGAGAAGAATATGCCAAGCGCCCCGTAAACATCAAGAACATCATGATGACGACGGCCTCTCTGAGCGCGTCGATGTCAGGAGCCCTTGATCACAATCGAATTGGTAACTACACGAAGAACTACGAAGTGGTTCAGACTTCTGGCCGAACTCAAAATGATCCCTTCTTCCAGGATCAGTCATTTGATTTTTCTTTAAATCCTCAGGTGCCCGTCCCTCGTCAAGAGGGTCGCTATCCCTTTGCACATGTAACGCAATCTGATCAAATACCATATGCGTGGCAAGCTTATCGGGCAGGAGCAGCCGTCGCGACGGCCTATGAGTTGGGAATTGCCACAGACTATGCGAACTTCGGAATGACGGGCTACGAGCGAACTATCACCAAGCCGTCTGTGAAGCGATGGGCGCACGATAACTTCAGTTTTAGTTTTTGGATATCTAGATCAATGGACAGTTTGGAGACCTATAGTAACCAAACAATACTTCATTTGGGATCCTACTTGCAAATGAATACGCCTGATGCACCTTCGAATAGTTTTACAGATGGTGTCCGTAAGTGGTATATCAAAAATAATGGCAGTTCCGGCAGCGCCGACAACGGCAAACTTGTTTTCGTGATGAAGATGGAGCACAGCGATATAACTTGGACCTCCGCGGCCGCTGTCCTTCATGATACTGGGTGGTCCCATATTTGTATGACTTTTACGTCTGCCTCGAATCCGGCAGTAAGACTTTATGTTAACGGAGATAACAGTGTTGGGATGAGCACCAGCGACACTTTCGCCACCGCCGGCTTATTCAAGACTATTAATGGAGGAGGCCGTTTCTTCAATGTTCCAGATAACACTCCTTTCGATAAGGCCCGGGGAATATCTTTGGCCGACGTGTCCTATTGGAATGTGGACCTCTCTGCCGATAACGTTGAGCTGGTTCATGGCAGAACGGGTTCGGTCATCGATTGTCCTCCTGTCCGGTGGGATTATTCCCCTGGAGCCCAGGATTTAAGTCTTATTTCTATTTCGGGAGCAAGCAACAACTATGCAACCGGAGCCATCGTAGCGTGGTGGAGAATGGGTTCTATGTCGGCCTCTGCGCTTTACTCGTGGGGCAAAAATATGCTCGACGTCTACTTCGAGGGCGGAGGAGAGGGAGCCAATTTCTACGACGGCGTCACGACAACTGGTTCTCACGACGTAATTTTTGACGTCGCTACCTATTCGGCCATCGTCGCCGGCGGGACGCTAGAACGCGGAGGCGCCCAATCGTCATACGTCGGCGCCTACTCAGCATCGTACACCTTTAACGTTGGTAATGCAGAACTGTCTTACATTAGTGAGTCTGCCTATCCGGTGGTCGGCGGTGGGTCTAGTTCGATCGCCTGGGCCGGCGTCGATATGGCCCCATTTGCCTGTGTCCTTACAGCGGAGGAATTCCCGGTTCCCGCACGCACGGGATCGGACTCCAATCAGACAATCATTGTTAACCGCTTCGGCGCACCCGGTAGTTATACCGTTCGAAGCCGCGGCTATATGGACCCGGCTCATGAAGAGCTATCGGTTTACAATGCGATGCCTTTCCGCAACTTTGGCCTCATGGGATCTGGCGGCCTGCCAGCTGACTCTATCCAGGTCCGAGATCAGCTTGATAAGCCACGTGGCTTCCAGACGAACAACAAGCTCCACTGCGGGCCTTTTGGGGCCGATGCCACCTACGGGGAGGTTACGCTTGCCGAAGTGGCAGCAAACGCCTCTCTGACGGTTACAGAGCCGTCCTACCACAAGATTCAAAGGAATACCAGAACGCGCCTGGAGATAACGAGCAGTGACGCCGATCCAATTTTAGAAGCTAGCGGCGGCACCTTTTCAACCAGCTCAACATATGATAATGCTTTTGTCCAGCATTCGATACCTCAATCCGATCGCAACTATATGTGGATTACGTCTTCTCTAACCGACGGCGCCAACTTCTATGGATTTGATCAGATGGTTCTGTCCAATCCTAGATCTGCAGTCCGCGTCCCGGAGCTTTCCGTTGCAGTCCAGGCCGGCCCCTCTGGCTCTTCTGGCTCGGCTTTTGTTACGGGCGCCTATCCATATGGAAGCCAGTCCGCACCAAGTGCACAAGGGCAGTATGAGCCCCCTTATACTACTTTAATTGAAAGCGGAAATATTAATTTCGCTGGATTTGCATATTCAAATTATGCATCGAGATATGTTGATTTGAGTACTCATATTCTTGAGCCTCCAAATTATACACCAAATAAATTCTCCTATATTTTTTCTGGCTCTGCGAACGAGTCGACAAATGGTTATGGAGCTGTTACTTTTGTAAACAGAGGCCAGGCCACCCCCTGGCGCCCCATCGGTGGTAATTGGCACGCGGCCCACGATGGCAAGCGAGCAATGTCGGTTTCTTGGTGGATGAAGCCCAACTACACCGGAAGCTACGCGCAGAGCAGCGACGGTACCGGAACCAACGACAACGGCCACGCGGCGTACATGCGACCGTGGCACTTTTCTTCCCGGATTCGTGACCGATGGCGCCGAGAAGTAGTCCTATCCCCCACGGGTTCGGGCGATACAGTACCCTCATCCTCAGTTGATTCTCCTAGTTCCTGGAATATGGAGTGGTGTGTAGACGGAAACTCCAACGAAGACGGCCAGGTCGCCGTCTCGGGAACTTACACCGACAAAGACCCCGGCGGCGCAGGCGCGAACCCCTTCATCGGCAGCATCAAAAACGGGGTTTGGCAGCACGTGGTGGTTACATACGATGGTGAACAAGGTCAGCGGGATGGCAGCGACGATCCTATTCTCGCGCCTTTCCCCGGGAATGCAAGTGCGTGGCCCTCCAAAGAGGGCACCGAAGCCGTAATGAAGGTATATATCAACGGCACAGATGCGGGCGCCACGCAGACCGATGAGTTGGGCGAGGCCCTTGGTATAGATGGCGCATTTTGTGTGGGAAACTCCTATGTTCGCACCTATGATAATTGTTTCATTGGAGAGTTGGACGAACTTCAAATCTACGCCGGCGCCCTGAACCCGGAGTCTGTAGCTGATCTCTATCGGCGCCGAAATACCAATATGTTTGGGTTTACGCCCGTCGCCACGAGCAGTATGGGAACAGTTCCGGCCGGAGGAAGCCAGCTACCGTGTTATTTACTATCCTGGTATCGATTCGGGAATCTTCCGGAAGATTCAACTTCGTACATTAGAGATCAGCAGGGGAATGCAGACCTGTATCAAGTAGCCGCGCTTGCGCAGTACACTTCAGGAGGCGCCAACGGACTGACATCCTCGGCTGATTTGGCTGTAATTTCTCCATATGGCCCTACTAGCGGTTCGAGTGCGTCCGGCTCTACTCTCTATGAGGATAATTCGGGGTCATTGTGGCAACACTCATTTATAACTTTTAATCAGTCAACTCTTAACCTGAACGGCCCGTATCAGCACCCCACGTGGAAGCAAATTAGGACCGGGGAACACCCAGTGGCTCGACGTCTAAGGGAGACCAATAGAATCTCGGTCCTCAATCCACCGCCCATGGTTCCGGTTTATATATCCGGCGCCGCCGATCCTGTTAATGTGGTTCGCGGCAAATCATCCACCACCTTTACTGACTATGTTGAACAACCCTTCAGCACCAAATACAGGCCTTTTGTGGCGGCGTTTGAGGACAACACTGACACCCCAGATCCTACTAATAATGCGGTAGCACGGATTTCATACGGCAACAATATAACGTATTTCTCCAATGAAGGTTTGAATAGTAAGTTGAATATTCAGATTAATACGAGAGAGAATCAGGCTTATGCAGAGTTACAAGATTTTATCGACAAGTCAGAGCTTTCGGTATATGCGGCTTACACAGAAAGAGTTTTTCCGTCCGAAAAAAATGTTTATCAAGACATAATTCGAACTCGATCGGAATACAAGACAGAGGATGTGTGGGTCTCTTCGCGTACAAACCGGAAATTTCCAGTCACTAATTCACAGGGATATTGGGATTCCGGAGCTATGGAATCCAGAAACGACAACGCCAGCCCGTGGCCACTTGATGCCCCGATGTGGTACACACAGCTGACAAATTCACAGGGATTTAATAGTATATACAACGGCAACAGCGCATCCAAGATTCGATTTGCGTATGGATTTAATATGACCGGCGCCGTCACGGCCTCTGAGTTAACGGGGGCCAGTCCTCCTGGCTTTAGTACAACACTTCAATTACCTAGCGGATCTATATTTACTGTAGTACTCAACAACATCGAGCCCACCACGGGCTCCGGCGCCGGCGAGCTTCAAAATACGTACACTCGGTTTGGCCAGCAGGGACGCGTCGGATCCCTCAGCAACGTAGTCAGTACCAACGCGACTCCAGGAATGAGCGGCACCATTCATCCTGGCGCTTGTTATGTTATGCCGGTATTGGAAGTGGGGCAGACAGACTTAGCCTCACCATGGGGCGCTGGCTATCCTACCTTTAGGGGCCCCGACACTCGCGCGTCTTTAATTGGGTTTCACCCGTGGGTTGCCCCTCTTCAAGAAAATATAGACCCCTATCGCCCTTATGATGAATACGCAGAGTTGGTTCGTCTAGCTGGGAAGGATCATACTATTGTTCCTGAGTATAGAATTAGCGAATTAATGGAAGATTATTTAAGCTCTGATGGNGGCGTCGAAAACTTTCTCGCTAAATTAGATAATTTATTTTCGCTAACTGGTGCTGTAACACCTGACTCATCCGACAATAAGTTTTATACCATTTATTCAAATACTGATTTTATGAATTTGTTTAATGTTGTTGACGCAGACCTAACCGGTCAACGATCAACTCAAGAAAGAAACATCCGTCGTTTGGGAACTACCTTGGAAGCTTCTGCGCTTCTATCATTTTTGCCGTACAAGGGTTTTTATCCAGCAGAGCGCTCACTTAAGCTTGCCAACTATTTCTCTAAATCGATGGGAAGTTATCAAACAGGCCTGAATCCGTTACTTCAAAACAACCTGAACATTAATGGTACGGGAAGCGAAGCCGGCGCCATTAATGGAGGAGTTAAATTTCCTGTTGCCTCACCCTATAGCGTATTATCTAGAGTTTTACTAGAGCCTCTTTTCGCACCAGGAATTCTTTTTAATACGATTAAATCTGGTATTGCCGTAAGCCATTTTGCTCTGCGAAATACTTCGTCGGTTCCAGATCTTCCCATTGAGGCCACGATGAAACATGCCAGTTTTGTATTTGCTGCAAATGTAGGAATTGTTCCTAAGGAGGGTTATTATGAGTATAATTTCAATTCCTCTGCTTCTGTCCAATCTGCTTCAATTGCTTCTTCGAGCCTGCCATGTTTGAACATCGCTCATTCGGGCGCCGCGGCCATCGGAGCTACCTCCCTATACCCTGAGTGCTATCGATCGATACCAGGCGGTGTACTTCCTTCAAGTCCTACTGAATATGGGCGCCGCGGCTATTTCTTACACAAAGTCCCATTTGAGGCCATACGCAGACCGCAAGATTATTTATCTCGAAAGGCTCTAGAATTTGCTCCCCATGGGATAGAAAACCCAGACACCAAGCTCAGCTCTGTCGATACCGGCTGGATGTATGATACAGGACTCGTATCATCCAGTCTTTCAAACTCGTTTGGCAATGCGGGCCCGCTCGGAGGCGCCGGATCTATCGCAGCCGGTCAACCGAATTATCTTAAGATTCGATGGGAAGGCAATATGTCTTCGAAATTATATGAATTAGCTATTGATAATTTCTTGTGTGAGTCAGTGAACTTCTTCCAAAAGGGTTTGTCAAATTACCTATCCCGGGAAGAAACAGAGTTCAGGCCGGTAACAAAGAACCATTATTACGGTATGCGCGTCTTCCTGAAGAGGTCTGTAGACGAAAATAGAAATCCCAATTTTGGTATGTACAGCCGAGCGACGGCCTTTGGAGCACCGGTTGCTGTTTCGGGAACTGCTGGGGTGGGTATTACTATGGCCCACCTCACGCCGCCTTACTATAATGGATCAGCACATGTGGATTTGATTTGGAAGGCACCTTACAGCGATCGCCCGGCCTTACAAGATATCCTATCTGATTGTATTACTGAGTTTAGACGGGACATTGAGGTGAATGTTAATGTGGGTGGCGCCGGCAGCCTGCCCACCAGCACTAATCCAGGCGGCGCGCTTTCCTATAATGCCACGGTGGGATCCGTAAACGACTCGGCCACCGGGGTTGGAGCCGAAGAGCTTCAGACGGGCTATGAATACAACAAGATGATGATAACCGCCAGTGTTAATATTTTTGATAAGGTCGCAACAGTTCCGGAAGGGACCACCGACCAAAAAGTTAGGTGGCTGATCCAGTCTAAATTCGAAACACCAATATTGAATTTTTATGACACGCCGTGTCTTCCTCACCCCACGAGTTCAATAGCGGAAAGCCCTATCAATGTAACCTCTTCCGAAGCACCATTCCAGATTAGAGGAATGTGGCACCAATATGGCCGAATTCCCACGGGATCCGAAGGCGTCGTACTTGGCATTCAAGATTTGCCGATAGAGTATTCCTCTTCTTTCTATAGTGGATCTATTAAAGTTGACTCTTTAAGAGAGGTTGTGGGCTTTGGGCTGCCCGTCCCACGTAAGGTGGGCCAACTGAAAGAGACTAAGAATATTCGGGAGGCCGTCGTGGTGGTACCCTTCTGGGCCATTGAAAATGATCGTCGGTTTGCTCGACTGTTGCCAGAGAGATGGATGGTCCGCGCACGCGAATTTGCTGAAAAGCGCCGCTCTCAAGGACGGGATTGGAGCTTTAAGTTTTGGGACGCCATGGCGGATAGGTACGACCGTCAGACAGACCTACTTTCTAGATACGTCTTCCCGCCGACCTTAGACTTCTTAACCAATGATGTTCGTCCGATTTTCTTTGATGCATTTGAATTTGATCATACATTGAGCCAGAAAGACCTTCAAAATATTTGGCAGAACCTGCCTCCTCTGAGTAACCAGAAGTTTGAAAAACAAACGGCCGCCATAGAAGTGGGAGAATATTTTACGAACAGATTCTTTACGTCGCGGCAGCAAAATTTGCAGTGGATGGTTTTTAAGGTTAAGCAGCGCGCCGCAAAAGATTATGATATCTTCTCTAAACAGGGACTCACGAAAGAAACTCCTCTTATTGAACCCAGTCTAGATACTCCCTATAGCTTCAATTGGCCTTATGATTATTTCTCCCTGGTGGAACTAGTTAAAATTGATGAAACCGTAAAGTATTTGTCAAAGGATATAGAGATTCCTGAGATCGTGGAGCCTCCCATTGTTCCGGAACTCGGTGCTCCCTTGGGGACTACTCAAGCGAGTAACCCCGGCGCTGCGACCGCGGGAACTTATACGGAAGCGGAAGCAACGGTGGTATTAAACCGACTAGGGATGCCGAACAGACGACGGAGACGCTGATAGATAATGGAATTTTTCAATAAGAAAGAAGAAGTACTTGATCTACAACTCACGGAGTATGGTAAGTATTTATTATCACAGGGCCGCATGAAACCGGTTTATTATGCTTTTTATGATGATGAAATACTTTATGATATTGCAGCAGGCCCAAGTGCTGAGATCTCCGGCTCCGAGGCCGGAACAGCAGAAAACCAAAAAGATACGGACCGTAGAATTCGATATGAAACTCCCAATCTTAAGCCACAATCTAATACGACTGGTGTCGAAACCCGCGTAAAGCAGTTTTTAAAAACGGTTACTGAGAATATAAACAAGCAGGGCCTTTCTTCCAATTCTATTAATTTTGCAGATGCATTCGATAGCGTGCCTCAATTTGGTCAGAAGTTTTTTGTAGCCTCGGCTCCGTTGGGGACCAGCGATCTTAAGTCATCTTACGACGCGGCCTGGGGAATTTCTTTTCTACACAATGAAATTTCTTCTAGTCAAAACTATTATACAGTTAATTTGACGAGTAGCGCCGCAGCCCTAAACAATGGCGTGATTAAAGAGATCCCGCAATTAGACGTCGTTATAGATTATAAAATGTTTTATACCCACGATCTCACTCCTTCGGGAGACTTTAGTATTGTATCTACAGCCAATGATCAAGGAATCAATATTTCCTTACAAAATAATTTTATTTTGATAGACCTGCAAGAACACAACACTGCTTATGAGAAAGATAATTTCTATTGTGAAGTGTTTATTTCTGGTAGTGACACCGGTTTGCAACAAATTAGTTTTGCCGAGGAAGAGTTAACGCCGGCGACCAGAGATCAAATAGAATATTATTTGAGTCTTGATGTAGATGCAGAAATTGCTTTAGGGCCCAGCGCGGCATACGGACTTAATCAACGAGCCATTACTCACAACGAGGGCTTAACACCGGGAGAGGTTCCTACGCGAAGTGCTTCTGGTGCGCGCTTACGCTTGGAGGGTGATATCTATGATGACTTCATCGCGCCCGAAACTGAGGATGCGGAGAAGTGCTGATGGGAAATATAGCACCAGCTTCCTTTTTAAAGACTTTGCCCCTTCCTTTAGTGAAGAGCGTAGAAATTAAGACTGACCCACTTAACCCTGTCGTTACTAAGATGGATATTCTTTTAAGTCTCCAGATTGCTAAAATTGAGAAAAGCCATCCATGTGGTTTGTTTGTGGCCTTAGTCACCAAGGCGTCGACTCTTAAGCTGCTCAAAGAAAACGAAGAGGCTTTACGGTACGAGATGCTCCATAAAAATACTCCCGCAAGCCGAAGCAGTTTGATAAAAAAATATATGGGCATTGAAGATTTTGTAAAAGACGAGAAGATCGACCACATCATTAATCGAAGAGAGGGTGTCGGGGTGGTGTCGAAGGAAATACCTATCAACATTGATATTATTCTTAAAGACAATCAAAACTTGTGGCTCTATTGTATCACCTATCATACCAAAAACCGAAAAGATATCCAAAGAAAAGGCGCTCCGCAAACGAGTAAATTTAGACTTGGTCAGCCCGTAATTGAACCTATCATGATCAATGGTCACGCGCCGGCAACAACTTATTTATATATGCTTGACGAGTCATCCGAAGATTACGGAGAACTAAACGATATTTGGGTAGGTCCAGTTCATCGGTACAGAAAAGAGTATATGGCGGGCCAGCACCATACTGATGGGCCTCACCCCACTCTTCGAAGAACAAAAGTAAGCAACCAAAAGATTAAGGATCTTAGACTTCTCAATCAGATTGACAACTTAGACTTGGATAATTTTGTTGTTAATATGAGAGACATCAACAAACACAATTTTAAAAATTATGAAAGAATAAAAAAGCACCTAGGTCGCCGCTATTTCTCCAGGCTGTACTATTCTCGCGAGCCCACCGGAGATTATAAAGCATATTTCAGTATGGATTGGGATCGCTTCATCAATCACAACTCTAGTCTCGCTGGGCTCTTCACCAATAAAAACTCCCTTCGAGATTGTTTTGGCGTCAATGAAATAACGGTTTGGAGACAAAGAAAGCGCCGGGTAAAAGAAGGATCTAAATTGGCTAATCAAGTAGTTCCTGACGACGAAGACTCTTCAAAAAATCTTCCTGTTAGCGTAGGATCTTTGAGCAAAGGAACTGTTACAACAATGGACTTGGGCAATGATTTTTTGAACATTTTAATTAATGATCCTTTAATGGGAAAGGAGGAAGTTAATAGTTTTGAATACACTGTTAATTTTGAATTTGTTGATAAAACCACGCTAGCGGTGAAAGAAACGGCGGATCGGCTACGTCGATGTTTTGCGGAATATCAATCCTTTATGGCAAAATTTGAAGCTCTAGGAAAAAAGAACTTTAATGTTGAGGAGTATCTGAGAGTAAATGCTAAGGTTATAAAATCCGATGATTCATGGCTGAAACTTATAAATGAGTTTTTAGCATCGATTTGGTTTATTTTTGGTAGAGAGGGGTTCGGAACACAAAGTCCTATTTTGTGGAAGAAAAATCTAACGACAATGGTAAACCCAATGTCTGCGACAGATCAAACCTTCAATGAGTTTAATGAAATAATAAAAGATTATATTGGAGACCTCACTCGACTTGTAACCAAAGCATCTGTGGGAGGAAGTGAAAGGAAATTTAATGCGCGCTCTAAGATAAAACAAGGCAACAATCTTATCAAAAAAATTAAGTACACGCATACACCTCGCACCGTGCGCAAGTCGACACAGAATGAAGTTGGGTTTGATTACCTTGGCACCGGAAACTACGTAGAACAACGCCCAATAGGGCTGCCGGTGATTCCGTTTGAAGACTATAATCGGCGCCTTGACATAGAGCTTGGAAAATACCAAATAGCTAATCCAAATGCCGGCACGGTGAATAAATATGGATTTTTATCTCCTTACACTATCCACACCCCCTACGAAGTTCAGCCAACTAGCGATCCTAATTTAGAACTGGCCGATGGCCTGGTGATTTTAGATAATCGTCTAGACCCCTCTACGGCCGTTTTTCTGTCAGATGGCTCGCCAAAAGAAACTAATATAAAGGTTACCAAGATGGAAAGCATTTTGGGAAGAGCTGGGGCTAGTGTGACATCTCTTGCGACTGACTTATCATCATTTGTGCGCGACCACTCAAACTTTTCCGTCGAGGACGAGACAGAGATTTCTACGGAACAGCTTGGAACTGGATTTCTAGACGACGATCAGTATCTGACGGACGCAATAAGCGGAAGTAGTGAAATAACTTATTCTCACTTGCAAGGGCAGAAAAAACGACTGCAAGCTTTAGAAAGCAGTATAGCTGAAAAACTTGTAGATGGGGTGGCACAAGATTTTGTACCCCCCGAAATTCGTCGTACGCGCCGCGTCCGCGGATCTTTAGCTTACACCAAAATTCAAGAGAACAAGGATGCTTTTTTGGTACTAAATTCGTTTGAGCGCGACATAAACTATAACTCTCTAGTTCGTATACAAGTACTAGATGGGTTTAAGAGTGACAATATTAGGCTCCCTCGATGGAGGACCCTGACACAAACGCGATTCAATGAGCTACTAGATGAAGGCACCCCGGCACTTTGTAGACTTTCGTCATGCCCTTCTATTACGACACCCGGAAATCAATATCGGTTGAGTCGCTATAATTTCCTATTTGCTTTGGGTAACGATTTTGAGCCACAGGGAGCTATACTCAAGACTTCTTATAAAAAGAGATATCTTTATTATTATAAACGCCTGGTTAGATTGGATAAAAGTTGGACAACGAACATTAATCGTGGGGCTGCTAATTATGGGGCTGAATATTATATTGCGAACGCCATGGTCTTTACTCACCGGCCCCGCCTTCTTTTTAAGAAGAGAATTAGTTTGGGCGCCAATACGAAGGCCGCGCGCGCCAGGTTCCGCCGTCTTCGCAGTTCCGGCGGCAGACCGGTCAGCCAGTTTAGAAGACCTGGGCGCGCCCCCACTCGGCGCAGGAGAGGCGGGAGAAGATATTAAATGACTGCCTATCGCAATTTCACCACTTTAGTTAACGAGGACATAATTGGCATTCGCTCTAGAACCCGCGGCCGCGAATCAAGATACTACCGACATCCCCTAGTCCGTAACGATTGGGGTACGGCCGATCATTTTCGAGGTGTACAGGGTTATTATTTTGCCAAAGGAAGTTATCGCCAGTCCCCACGTCTGTTTAATTTTAGTCGTCATCCATATTGGTCGACGAAGACAAAGCGCCCGTTCAAGCTAGCCGGCGGTGGCCGTTTCACTGAGTCTTCTTTTACCATTTATTTTGACGATAAAAACTGGAATTTAGCTAATCGACACAAGAGAAAGGTGATGAATAACTATCTTGCACAACAATCGACAGACGTTTTAACAGGAGAGCCTAATTTCTATCAGTACGTTGCGGGCGATCTGGGGGTTACCAAATACTACAAATCTTATTATATGAAGAAATGGAAGAAATTAGCTCGCTTCCGACCAGCTATACAACTAGATACGGATTACATTGACCATCATAGTTTATACGATTTTCCTTCTAGTGATAAGAAAGTATTAGCAAAGAGTAGTTACAACCTTGCGGTTAATTCATATTATAATTTCTATTTGGATACTTATCCTCCCTATGAGGACGCCGTTGCCGGAGCAGGCCTTGGGGTCGAGGTGCTGCTGCCCAATCTATATATGTTAGAGTCGGATATCCACAACACCGCTAGCGTTAATTACTTGGAACAACTTACACTGGGTAATGATGAAAATTTTTATGACGGCCCGGAGCTTGATGTTTGGTTTTTAGAACAAAATCAGACCAGCGCCGAAGGGAACAAAGCCTATTTTCAGCAATTTTCAGAAACTTTGGATATCTTAAACGCACAAGGCGCAATTGAGGGAACCAAAAAAGTTTTTGAAGAAAAGTTTAAAAATGTTGCCATTCTGTTTCCCGATTTAGATATTCTAAAGAAGTACAATATTCGCGACGATCGTGGAACACCAAACGACACATCAGACGACATTAAGGCTACAGCCTTTTATCCGTTTTATAATGAAATTATTATCGGATTCGACAAAAAGGATATTATAGGCCTTCCCGAAAAGCGCGTCGACATGTCATTCTTCACGACCCTCTTTGCGTCAAAACTAGATGCTGATGAGGTGAGAAGCTTTTTGGTATTCCTTCAGCTTTACATCATAGAAAACCTTAACCTAGGCAGGACAACCCCTACTGACTTCCAAGCTTTTACGCGCGAGACTATTAGTCCTGACGGAAAAGTTCGTGATACAGTTGAATCATATAAAACCATTACTTCTTTTGTTTTTGATATGGAAGACTTTATAGCTGCACTTCGAAGCGGCGCGCTTACATATTTGCTAGATGTCTATAATGAATCCAGAGAAGAGATGGCCGACGACGCAAATTATACAATTTTACGAGAATGGGAAAACGAAGAACTGTTTGAATTAAGTTTGGAGGAGGCGATAAAAGTCACAGAAAGCCCCGAGTTTGAAAAGGCGGTGGATGATCGCCGCAGATCCCTTCAGCAGGTTTTCGGCAATCTTGCGGGCCCCAGCGAAACAGTGATGTATCTTATAGATAAAAGATTAAACCCACGAGGACCCAACAATGATGGGCCCATTATACAAACTATAATGGTTTCCAAAGATGTGGTTTATAGTGATCTGTTGCGTTACGTCGACACTCAGGTTGCTTATGGAGTAAGATATAAGTATGAAATTCGTCAGGTAAGAATGTTATTTGGAAATAAATACTCTTATGATGGGGCTAGCTTCGACTTCGGTGAATTAAAAATAGGCCAAGGTCGTGCTGTAGGAAACGCTTTAGGGTTCTATCCTCCGGTCGATGAAATGAGTATCTCTATTAATGGCTCTTCTCCCGAAGAGGAATATTCTTATTTAACGTCAGACGAAGAGCAGCGCGCCTCCACCACACAAAGTGGCCACTTTATATTTAGAGTGCCTAAAGAAACCGGCGCCGCCCTTGCCGCCAACGGAACTCTTCCCCCGACGGCAACAACTGCTGGAGGAAGTCCTTTGGGGAAGTATTATACTGCAGTCCAGCGCGAAACAGCTGATTTTTCTGGTTTTGTTGTGGAACTACATGACGGATATGGGGTTGAAGGCGCCCTTGATGGCGGGATGACGGGCCTCAATCTGGAGATACCAGATGAGGTTCTTACTCTTACTAATTCACAACTGGCGCCAGATTCAGACGAGGAAGCCGAAGAATATAATAATCCTATGGCAATGTATAAAAGAGCAATTGACATCGCAGTAGGAGGTACGGCTGCCACGGAGAGTGAATTAGATGCCACTATGAACGAAATCATTGGTTCTTTTAAAAGGATGATAGAGGAAGGCGACCAACAAAAAGTTAACTCTTTGCTGATTAAGATGCGTCGAATTCGTGATAAATTTATTAAGAGTGTGGCCGGCGCCCCTGGTGGTGTTTTACGAGACGAAAGAACGGACGCCGCCGGGCGTATCTATAAGAGGCTCGAGCCAAAGGTCCGCGCGCTGTTAGCTGAGACGAAAGAGGAGATGGCAGACAAAGAAACTAAAGAAACTAAAAATGATTTATTCCACCAGCTCCTCGGGCCCGCCCAAAAAATTGAACCCCACAGTACGGTAACTAGCTTCAAAGGTCTCAAGGGTACCCGCGGCTTAAATTTGAGGTTTAGATAGGCAATCATAATGGGTATTAAATCAATTAATTGGTGGTTAGACATTCAGGAGTACGAGAAGGGTACGCTCTATAATTCCTTCTCGGCCGGCCCAATTGCAAGGTCTTGGGATGATGCCGGCGGCAGCGCCACGATGACAATTCAGGAACTTGTAGACGAAATAAATGATTTGTTTGAAGAAGCTTGGGATAACGGCGACGGAGACACCGAAAATTTGTATGAGGTCAAGCCGCATTTGATGCCCTCATCGGAATCTTATTCTACGACCGGACGCGCTCAGGCTACCATTCGATTTGAGTTTGTAAGAAGTTACCCCATCTATGAGCCAGAGGTTGCATCGAAAAAGAAATTTAAAATTGCTTTACGATCGGGGCCCCATGGGTACAAAACTTTTCAACCACGAGAGCCTACGTATCCGGCCGCCACAATAACCTATACAAATCAAAGTGACATAAAGGCAGCCACACTGCCTTACTGGTCAGCCAACACAATGATAACTGACCGCCCTCCTATCGCTCCGGACGTTGTTTTTGTTCCGTTTTTGGGTATTAGTAATAAGATTTTGTTATTGTTAGACGGGAACATGGGAGACTTGGATTTGTTTCCGATAATGATAAAAGATGCGGATGTTGAATTTGTGGCAGAAGAATTGTTGTCACAGCTGGAGGTTTCTGTTGAGGAACAGAACGTTCGTAATTATCTCACTACTAATTCTGTGGAATTAAATTATAGGAGCGACGACCCTATCAAAAGATATGAAGTATTTCGGATTACGAAAAAGCCAACCTCGTATGACGATTTTAACACAGTCGACAACCCCCTATCAACTATAGAAGAGTTTATTGCCCCAGACAAGCCTTCTGCCCCCGCTACTTATATAAGCACTATTCGTCCAAACATTAAGTATTATTATTGTGTTAGAGGGATAGATGTTCACAATAATATATCTAATCCTACGGAAGTATTTGAAATTGAGATGGTGGACAACAACGGACAAATTTTTTATACTCTTAAGGTTGTAGATTTAGATGAAGTGCCCCCCAAAAAGTATAAGAAAATGGGTCGCCGATTTATCTACATAGCACCAGCTCTTCAACAAATTGTTTTTGATAGAGAGACTTTTAACGATTCAAAAGAAATCAACAACGAACCTCAAAATATAAAAATGACTGATCTTCCTCCATCTAATATGTTAGGATACTTAGGAGAGAACGGTAATTCCGTTTGGGACAAAAAATTTAAAGTGAGAGTAACCAGCGCTAAGACTGGTAAGAAATTTGATTTGAATATAACGGTGAAAAATAGTGGAGTTACTAATCCATAGGAACAAATGCTATTTGATAACTATTTAATAGGAGAGGAAAAGATATGGGATTCTTGCAAAACGATGGCGACATCATACTTGATGCCGTTTTAACTGATACGGGAAGGATGAGATTAGCCAAGGGAGACGGCAGTTTCAAAATTTCTAAGTTTGGTCTAGGAGATGATGAAATCAACTATTCCTTATATGACAAAAATAACGCTAGTGGATCAGCGTATTATGATTTAACAATTCTTCAAACTCCGGTTTTAGAAGCGTTTACTAATAATACGTCGACAATGAAATCGAAATTGGTTTCGATTAATCGAAATGATATTCTCTATCTTCCTGTGTTAGAGCTTTACACAACCACCGGCAAGGGATCCGCCAAGAACGCAAATGGCGCTTTTAATATTGCTGTCGACAAAAACACAGTAGATACTCTGGTCACTCCCGGAAGTGGTATTTTAAATGGCTTCAAGCCCAACGACGATGTTTCCAAAATTGAGGTCCACCAAGGTTTAGACACCACGGAGCTTTCTAATGAGGAACCATTATCAAGGGATTTAGTAGAGGTGGCCTATATTGTTGAGCTTGATAATCGATTTGGCTCCATATTCCCGCCACCCGGGGGAGTTTCCAATACGGTGCTAGAGACCGATACGCAAACTCCTGCCGCTACCCCGTCATTTATTGATGATGATAACATCGCTTCTTATTACTTTACCTTAAGAAATACAAACGGTTTTGTTGCCAACCTAGGCGGTACCGAAGACTCCTCGATCGCAGGACCTCGGGGCACCAAGATTGGGTTTAGAATTATGTCTAGCCTCGAACTTCGGACTAGTGATTACCTCTTCACCCAGCTGGGAACCCTGGCAACGTCAGCGCTATCCAACGATGCCGGCACAAATCTGTCAGCTAGTCAATACCGCTTTATTGATACTACTGTAAGAGTAACCGGAGTTAACACAGGATATAGGATTGACATACCATTGCGGTTTGTTAGATCGGTATAAGAGAGAAGGATAAATAATGGCCACCACATTTAAGACTTTGCGCTCAAAAGACGTCGTCGCGACACGAACAATGCTTCATGAAGCTATTCCAATTACGGGGACTATTGTTTCTGGGACCTATAATGACCTGAACATCAAAAACTATTCCCATGGAATTTTTCAATCGGTATTTGACTATCCCTACTTAAGTTCTTCTGCAAATCATATTTTTGATATGACTGCTGGGTATTGTACTGGTTCGTCCCTGTCGGCCTCGACGAACCCGCAAAATTCTAAAAAAGTAAACATCTACAGCGAGTTAGCCCAGATTTTAGTGGGGTTTGATGAGACTGGATCGATTCGTAAATTTGATGAAGATGGAGACCTAACGGGAGGCACCAAGCTTCAAGAGGTATTTTTTCTCAACTTTACTCGCCTCCTCCAGAAGGATGAAATTAAAAAGGGAAGTTTTACGTTGGAACTTGGAACGAGTGCCTCCATTGCAAACCCGTTTGCCACGCGCATCACCCTTTCAGATGTAAGCGCATCTGATCAGTACAAGGTTAATTCTCCCGCCGGCGAGTATGGTATTCTTTATGCTAACAACTCTGCTGGCAGTACCTTGATTAATGATGATGGTGGCACCACCTCTATTAAAGCCGGTCTCATATACTATCAGGCGGGGATTGCGGTAATAACAGCCTCTATCTTTGCTTCAGGTAGTGTGGGCGGCGGAGGCGCGGCAGGCCTATTGACAGCATCACTTTCCGGTACACAGCTCTCGCCGTACGGCGCGGGAGGGAGCCCTCTCCCCGTAGTGAGTGGGTCAAACACAATCAATCAAGCGCTCTCCGGAACTGCCATATCTGGCAATTGTGATGTCCTTAGACATCGAATTTATAATGTTCAGTTCAATAATACTACCGAACTAAATTCGACGATTTACTTCTGCAGGGCAAACCATAATGAGTTCAACTATTCTTCTAATCCCACCTATTTAAGTTCTAGTAAGTTGGTGGTTAAGAATAACTCACAAGATACACCCGTTTCTTATGCGACCTCTGTGGGGCTTTATTCACCCGATAACGAGTTGCTAGCAGTCGCAAAACTCTCTGAACCAATGAAGAAGGATCCGTCGAATGAGTTTACAATTAGGGTACGTTTGGATTATTAGGATATGGCATGCCCCAGTTCTTTCGTAAGTTCGGTCGCAGTGATGTTTACATCAATACGATAAAGGCATATCCCGAAGTAAAATTTACAATATATAGTGGGGGCGTCTCGTACAATAACGCGCCCCAAGAATCTGGATCTTTTACTAGTTCCGTAGGCCTTATCGGTTCGGGCGCCCTTAGTCTATATGAATTAAATGTCGACCGCGCCGAAGCCTCCGGACAGGCATTTGCTCCCAATAATGTAGAAAATATAAATCTTATTAGGCCGTGGGTATCCAAAGACGGAACACGCATGGCGTTTAGGACCACAACTAAAGCTGGGTTTAATGCGTCCTCACCGGGCTCGATTATTTATTCTTCGTATCCATTAAGCGCTTCTATCACCCCGAACTATTATTCTGCCACCACACCACGCAGTACGGCGGCCACCTTTAGTAAAACTTCTGGTACTGGAATTGCAGTGTCGGGACAAGCGGCTATGACTAGAATTTTGGCTCTGAAGAATATTATTAATTATTATAATTATCTTAATCCTAACTTCGCTTATTCATCGAGCAATGCCGCAGTAGATGCTAGCAACGACGGCACAAACCCCGGCAGAGATTTTGACAACTGCGATCTAGGATTGGTAAGCATCCCCAGTATTTTCTATGGAAGCAGTATTAAAGAGGGGACAGTAGATCTTAAATTTTATTTCACCGGCACACTATTGGGGAGAGCGCAAGATACTGCTCGAAACGGAGTGCTTTATGAAACGACTGGGGCATCTCCGGGGAGCCCTGTGGGAATCGTTCTTTATAATGAGGGAATGCTTATTTTAACTGGTGCCTGGGCAATGGATGCCGAAGCCCAAGAAGACTATAAAGGAAACAACACTACCGACTTTCCTCGGTGGGTTTATTTTGCGCAGCCAGTTACGGGCCCATGGGACAGCACAACCAAAACATCTTATATTGCTGAGATGAGCGGCACCACCACACTACAGTCTCTTACAATGTTTGCCGCGGCCCCGAAAGGAGAGCTAAACCACTCCAACAACCCCAGTTTCACGGTGTGCTCAACCGGGAGTCACGTTTTGACGGCATCCTCTGCTTATCTTCAGGATCAAAAAAGAGTCATTAAAAATGTTGTATCTTCATCGTATAACGATCCAACGGGATCATTTGAGAAGACCACCTATATTTCAAAGATTGGCATATACGACGAAAATGAAAATCTCATTGCCATCGCTAAACCGGCAACGCCCATTAAAAAGGTTGTTGACAGAGACTTCACATTTAAGTTGAAATTAGATATATAAATTTGTATGAAAGGCAATTTTGCCCCCTAGGGGGCTTTTTCGTTTAAAACTTAGCCGTAGTTTTGGTACAATGACTTTATGATTTTGGGACTCGATATATCCACCAGTATTACTGGCTATACAGTATTAAATTATGAAGGCAACATCCTTGTATGCGATCATATCGATTTGCGCAAAGAGAAAAACTTCTTCAAGAAAGTACGAATTATAAATTCACGCTTAGAAACAGTACACGACACATATGAGATAGAACAGGTATACATCGAGCAGTCGCTCCAGTCATTTCGCTCGGGCTTTTCATCAGCCCAAACCCTTTCTCTGCTTTCAAAAATTAATGGCATTGTCTCTTGGATATGCTATAATATGTTTGGCCACGATCCCAAATATCTAGCTGCCACATCTGCGCGAAAAGCCTGCGGCATCAAGGTTCCTCGTGGCCAAAAAGCAAAGGCTGTTTCTTTACAGTTTGTTGTTGACAGCGTACCCGGATTTGATGTACAATACACTAGACATGGAAATCCCAAGGCTGGCTATGCAGACCGCTCGGATAGCTATGTAATAGCGAAGGCAGGCTGGGTTCGTGAAAGAGAAGAAGCTCAAATTACTGACTAATGTGTTGGGGTCCTTTTATCGGACCAACAACGAGTTTCTTTTTAAATGTCCCTACTGCGATCACCACAAGCGCAAATTCTCCGTAAATCTAGATAAAGGTTATTATAAGTGCTGGGTGTGCGACACCCGCGGCAAGAACCTCTATCGTGTCGTCCGACGCTTCGGCACCAACCATGATAAATCTAAGTGGCGTGAGCTTACAAACACTGTTGAATACGATAAACTTGAAGATTTATTTTCCGAGAAAATAGAAGAAAAACAGATACTTGAGCTGCCCGAGGGGTTTGTGTCCTTGGCAAACAAGGACGTCCCACCTACGGGCTTCGCCGCACGAAACTATCTACGACAGCGTGGCATCGACAAACAAGATATTGTTTGGTGGAAGATGGGCTATTGTAGTGGAGGAGAATATGAAGGCAGAATCATTATTCCGTCGTTTGATGACGAAGGTGATTTAAACTACTTCATTTCTAGATCGTATGATCGCTCCTATTACCCAAAGTATAAAAACCCTCCAGCAAGTAAGAACATTATATTTAACGACTTGTTTGTGGATTGGAGTTCGGGTATTGTTTTGGTCGAGGGGATATTTGATGCGATTATTGCCGGCCGCAATGCGGTCCCTATCCTCGGCTCTACGCTAAATCAGAACTCAGCCTTGCTACGTAAAATTGTTAAAGAAGACGCAGGGGTTTATGTTGCCCTTGATCCTGATGCCAAGAAGAAAGAACTTCAGATTATTAAAACCTTGTTGGATTTTGATATCGAAGTTTGGAAAGTTGATATTGGAGATCAAGAAGATGTTGGTTCGATGAGCAAAGAGCAATTTGGGCAATCCTTAGAAAATGCGACCCTTATCACTCCAGACAACTATTTATTGTTGACACTTGCAATGTCGGTGTAAAGGAATTTAAAATGAAACAGTTATTAGCAGATACTTTAGTATTAGCAAAGCAGCTAGCTCTGCTGCAGGGATCGCGTGAGGTTTATGTACTTTTGGCTCTTAAGGGGGCCGGCGCATTTACTGTTGGGCTTATTGTTGGTTCGTTACTTTAAACAAAAATGAAAATCTCGACCGCGCGCTTAAAACAAATCATCAAAGAGGAACTCTTTTATCGACAGTTTCATCGCGAGGGACAAGAGCTTCGTAGAGTAATCAGAGAAACTGAAAATCAGACCGATATGATCCCCTATGAGGATTATGATGCTTGGGATAGCGACCCAAACTTGGAAAGAATA